ACCAGAACCGGTATGTCCAATTCAAGGGAAACGATCTTGATATTTTTTCAATAACATGATTCATTTCTTCTATATCTTTACGACCTTCAATGCTGCAGGAGCAAGTAGTATATTTATTTTCATTTTGGTAAGCTGTGCATCTTGTATGATGTGGTACTTCATTGGGTATGATTTCTACTCTGGGTTTGGATTTGGTTGGCAGACTTTAAGCGGTCTGCCAGCGCCTGAGACGATTACCTAGCTGGTGGTAAAGTCGGCATACCTGCAGCAGCCGGAGGTGCAGCAGCCGGAGGTGCAGCAGCCGGAGGTGCAGCAGCCGGAGGTGCAGCAGTAGGTAAAGGTGCAGCAGCCACGTTTTGCACAAAATCATGTGCAGGTGGAGCATACCCTTGATGTGCAGCAGCCGGAGGTGCAGCAGCCGGAGGTGCAGCAGCCAGAGGTGCAGCAGCCGGAGGTGCAGCAGCCGGAGGTGCAGCAGCCGGAGGTGCAGCAGTAGGTAAAGGCGTGTTTGATGCAAGAGGTGTTAAACTCGCGCCAACAGGTAACTGATATTGCTGACCTTTAAACATTTCATCAGGGTTAGCACCAGCTGTTCCACTGATCGCAGGACCGTAGGCAACAAACTCGAAAGCATTAGGGTTAATGTAAATACCACCGTCACTATTGTTATGAACTTTAATTGTAACATTTGCTGCAATGTAGTCACCAGTCTTGATTTCAGAAGCGTCCATTTGTCTGTACGTTCCGTTGTCACCTTTCTTGAAAACAGGAGGTGCAAAAGCTTGTGTTGATATTTTCAACACATAGTGACCTGGGAAACCTTCACGAACATTATAAGGTGTTTTAGATTTTTTAGGGCAGGCAGGACTGTCACCGTCTACGAACTTCCACGCAAAATCACGATCGACAACAGGTTGACCATCTGCTCCGATAGGGTACATGCTTCCAACTTCTTGAACCATTTTACCGTAAATATCATTAAACTGATCTTTAGGGATAGCGATCTCACAACGCCATTCTTGAACAACAAGACCTGTTGTTTTATCTATGATATTTTCACCGGTGTGAAAATCTGTCTTGTTTTGAGCAAGTGCTGGATTACCAGCGACAATTCTTCCAGGCGGTAAAGTTATTTCTTCTATAGGCATAGTAGTCTCCATTTAGTTGGTTAATTGTTTTTGCCGAACAATTGTTCAGCTTTTTTAGACCCGTCCACTCGGACAAGTTTAATTCCTTTATTAGGGCGTTCACAGAAAGCGTCTATAACTTCCTGCGAAACCCCGGCTTTCTTAGCTTGGTTAGGTGTGATAATAGCTTTTTTACTAACATCAACATTAGTCAACGAAGTTACCACTTCTACACTCATACCTTTTTTCCAAGTGTTATTACCTAAAGCTGTGTGCAACGAATAGTTAGGCACTATTTTACCGTGGCGAATACGGGTGGCAGCTAAATCATCGTAAGCAACCTCAGCTTCATTTAGAACAGATTTCGCCCTTTTAATCTCGTCCATAATCAAAGACAACTGATCGTTATCAACCTCTGAGTCATAAGCAATTTCAGCTACATCAATAGAGTTTGTTAAAGCAATTTGATTACCTGGGCATTGTGTCATTGAAGAACATTTATAACATTGTTCGCTCGTCACAACTTTATCTGAAGGATTTATCAACATTGTTTTTAATTCGTCAAATTTATCCTTCAGTTCACTGTGGGAAATTTCCCAAGTTCTTAAAGCACCTTGTGGGTGGAAACCACGAGGTTGATAAATCCTGAACACAATTTTTTCAGGTGTGATACCTTTTACTGAATCATACCAACCCAAAGCGTGACTAATTAACGTCCAATTGTTTTCAGGCTCTACAACTTTCCAACCGTATTTGAAGTCAGAAATGAACAAAGTGTTTTCTTCGAAACACACATGATCTGCCCTGCCACGGATTTCATAATGTTGATTATCTGTGTGAGAAGTGACCAATTCCGTGTCACCTTTACCTACAATGTCAGCAAGGTATTTTTCACAATCTTTGATCATACCAACAGTTATGAAAATACCGTTGGGTGCTTTCTTGTCGATCATGTCGTCAGCTTTAAAGTTACCTTTAAAAACTTCTTCACACAACCAATGGGCAGCGTTTCCTTCATCTTTAACAGTTGTGTCTTGATTGATTCGGGTTACTTTACCCAATAATCTTGAACCATTGCATTTCGCAAATCTGTTTAAATCTGTGGCAGTTAAACTCAACATACTAAATTCCATCAGTTGTCATTAAATTACAAGCTGTGTCGATTGCGACCTGATTACCAGTAAAATCTGTAATCTGACTGAAATTAACACCTAATGTTGAGTTAATGCGTTGGACAAGCTCTGTTGTGTATTCCATTGTGATTTGTTTTTTACCAAATGCTTGTTGAATACGCACCAGAAAAGAATTAATAGTGTTGACCGTTTGTGGAGCAACAGGAGCAACAGGAGCAACAGGAGCAACAGGAGCAACAGGAGCAACGATAGGAGCAACGATAGGAGCATCAGGAGCAACGATAGGAGCATCAGGAGCAACGATAGGAGCATCAGGAGCAACGATAGGAGCATCAGGAGCAACGATAGGAGCATCAGGAGTTCCTAATTGTTCATCACGCACAGCGATAAATGTTGCATCATCTAAACCGCGTCTTTTCTTGAATGAACCGTCTTTATTCACTTTAACAGGGTCTGAGTGAATGCGAGCGTCCCATCTTAAACCTAATTTATCAACTGCTTCAGGAGCATCAGGAGCAACGATAGGAGCATCAGGAGTTCCTAATTGTTCATCACGCACAGCGATAGGAGCATCAGGAGCAACGATAGGAGCAACAGGTGTTTCAAGTTTTGGTATTGAGCCACCTAGTAAAGCCATAAGCTCCTCTTTGGTAGCGTCGTTGATAGTAACATTAAATTTCATTGTAGTTTTCCTTGTTTAGGTTGTTGGTGAATAAGTTTTAACATTCTCGTTGACAACATACAAGTTATTTTTTACACTACTGTCAAATTAATTGCAACATGGAAATTTAATATGTCTGTATTTCACGTAAAGTCTTCTACATTAAGTCGTCTATCTTCCCTCGCTACTTTCTTTGAGGCTTCAACACCTGAAGATATGAGAAAGGAATTAAACACTGTTCGACTGGAAAACAAAGGTGGAAAAACTTTCGCTATTGTCAGCAACCAGAAAATTGCTGCTATAGAACATGTGTCCACCACTGACGAACCGGATGGAGCGGTACACCTTATTTTATCCGAAGGTTTATTACAACAGTTGTTTATGGAAGCGTCTAGCGATTGTGAAATGACTCTCAACACAATTCCAGAAATGGGTATATCAACAATGGAATCCACATCAGGTTACAATGTTTCAAACTGTTGTCACTGGTGGGAACCTCGCTGGTTGGACAAGTGGCAAACCTGGGCGACTGAACCAGCGACTGAAACAATCGGGATAATGGCTTGGAACATGAATCGTGTTGAAAGTTTGTTGAAAACCAGTCCATCAGGTAACATTGTGTTTCCTGCGTTTGTTGACACGACCACACCTGTGGTTTTCAGAGATTACTTTAACCCAAAATGGGTCGGTATCATGTTTGCTCAATTAACAGATGATATAAAAATCACTGAACCTGCTGTACTACCTGAATGGTGGGGTGTGTGATGGAAACTAGAATGTGCATGACAGTACACAACCCACCGAAATCATATGGTGATTGCATACGAGCGTGTGTTGCAACACTTGCTGATGACGATCAAGTACCCCATGTTTTCAGCAACGAAAAAACATCAGAAGAATCTTGGGTAGAACTCAGAGCTTTTCTTAAAAGTAAAGGTCGCGCACTTTGGGTGTGGTCAACTAAAGACCATGAAAAAGAAATGAAAGAAAATAACCCGGACATGGCCTACATGTTGATATGTGGTACTGAAACAGGTAACCATGCTGTGATTTGCAAAAATGGTAAAGTGGTTCATAACCCGGCCTATTACCGTTCTGAAATCACAGGTCCCCCAGAACCTTTAGATGAGTACATGATAGCAGTCGTAGGGATTTTAACGTGAAAGAATTGATTTTAAGGGATTACCAAAACAAGCTGAAACAGGACGCTTACAACTCTTGGAATGATGGTAACAGAAATGTACTTGCAGTGCTTTCAACAGGTGGTGGTAAGTCTAAAATCATGTCCAGCATTACACTTGACCACTATAGAGCTAACCAACGTGTATCAATCATGGCGCACAGAAACGAGCTTGTAACTCAAATGTCGCTACATATCGCAGAATGTGGGATACCTCACAGGATTATAGGTGCTAAAAATACAGTTACACAAGCTATTAACATACATAAAAAAAACCTAGGGAAATCTTTCATAAGTCCCACAGCCGCGACATCTGTAATCGGTGTTGATACTTTAATGGCTAGGAGTGATGACCTCACCGCATGGGCTAAACAGGTTGATGTTTGGTTGATGGATGAAGCACATCACTCTATCGGAAATGACAAGGTAGACCCTAACAAATGGGGTAAAGCTGTAAAGCTTTTCACCAATGCACGTGGAATGGGGTTTACAGCCACACCAGTTCGTGCAGATGGTCAAGGGTTGGGGCGCACATCCGATGGTTGTATGGACAGCATGGTTATAGGGCCTGACACGCGATGGTTAATAAATAATCAACACTTGTGTGAATATGAGATTGTTTGCCCTACCTCTGATCTACAAGTGGAGGATTCAAAACTAAGTAAAGACGGTGATTGGTCGAGTCAAACATTACGTAAAGCCGCTGAAAAATCCAAGATTGTTGGTGATGTTGCGGAAAACTATTGTAGACATGCTCTAGGTAGGAAAGCTGTTGTTTTTGCGACAGATTGTGAAACGGCTGACGAAATTGCTAAACAATTCAATGATTGGGGTATCAACGCAGCTTCGGTAAACGGTAAATCCTTGACTGCATATCGAGTCCAAGTGTTAGAGGATTTTGCAGCAGGGAAAATTTCAGTTCTTATAAACGTCGATTTGTTTGACGAAGGTTTTGATCTACCCACGTGTGAAGTGGTGATAATGGCAAGACCCACAGCGTCACTTGGGAAATACCTTCAAATGATAGGTCGTGTTCTTCGCTTCCTACCGGGTAAAACAGCTTTAGTTATAGACCATGTGTCAAATGTCATAAGACATAACCTACCTGATAAACCTCGACTTTGGACGTTGGATAGACGTGAAAAACGAGCGAAACATGTTAAAGACCCTGACGAAATTGAACTGACTATATGTAAAAGCCCTGAATGTGCCAAACCTTATGAAAAGTTTAGAGAGGTTTGCCCTTATTGTGGTTTTGCCAAACCTTTACCTAACCCAGCAGACAGGTCTATTGAAATGGTTGATGGTGATCTAACATTGCTTGACAAAGCAGCTTTAGATAAAATGCGTGCAGCAATGGAGTTAGAAACACCTGCCAGCATTGCCGATCGGGTTGGCCATGTGGCAGGACCTATTGCAGGTAAAGCTGCTTCTAACAGGCAAAACGAGAAGATGGAAGCACATGAGCAATTAGAAGAAAACATTGCACAATGGGCCGGTATAGAGCGCGTAAAAGGGTTCACAGACCGAGAAATACAGAAGAAATTTTACTTAACCGCAGGAATTGACGTGTTGTCAGCTTTGGACGGGAGCAGGAAGAGAAAAGAATTTGAACAATTGTCAGAAACAGTGAGGAATTGGTATGAATGAAACAGCGGTGAGTCAACACATAATCTTAGATGCTGCCCAACACAGTGTTGATCTCTGGAGGAACAACAGCGGTGGATTTTACGACGAGCGAGGGAGGTTTGTCCGATATGGTCTCGGAGCTTTCACAAAAGAACAACAGCTCGCCAGCAGTGATTATGTTGGCATCACTCCCATATTCATAACACCTGACATGGTTGGAACGTTTGTAGGGGTGTTTACGGCTGTTGAAATGAAGAATACTGGTTGGAAATTTAACATCAATGATAAAAGAAGCTTGTACCAAAGCAATTTTATTGATATGGTGCTAAAACGAGGCGGTTATGCCGGTTTCGCACAGAACACAGAAGAATTTAGAAGAATCATTAAACATGGCTAAAAACACGAAAAAAAATATACTCCAGACAGGTGTGGAAATGTGGTTGGAAAATCCCATGTCTGTGAACGCACACGCTATTGCTCGCAGAATGGGTATGACACACGGTGCGATCTTATATCATTTTCCTATCAGCGTTCGGGACGCAGTAGCAGACCATGCTGTTGAAAACGGTAACTGCGCTATAATCTGTCAACTTATTGCTTCTGGTCATAAAGCTGTTAATGAGTTGACAGCAGAACTTCGTGATGAGTATTTAGCTAACTTTTAGTTAATTTTACACAAGATTTGTTGATGCACGTTTTGAACTTCCTTTCGATAACGCCTTGCATTTCAACCTGCGCCATCGCAGCACCGCACTGACAGAAGTAGAGGTATTCATGTTCGTCGAACTCAGGCAATTGTGCAGTTTTCCCACACTCCATGCAATCACCGTCAAGAACCTGTTCAGGGTATGATTCGGTAACACAACAATGGCAGTCGTCAGGGTGGTGATATATACAGCTGTAGTCAGTTTTTGGCACATGGAATAACATTAACTTCTCGACAAACTTTGTCAGTTTTTCTACATCCGCTTCAAGTTTAATAATTCTTTGCTGATCGTTCATATCGCATCCTTTATTTTTTCCATAGCGGTTGTCATTTTCACAACAGCGCGTTCTTCAAACTCAGGGTGGTCGCGCCAACCCATCACAAAAATGCGAGTTTGCATTATGACTGTGATAGTATCGTCCAACAGTGCTGTTATCATTTCTTTCATGATCTAGGCCCTAAAGCTTTTTGAATACAGATTGCTTGGTGTTTAGCGTCAGCAAGTGCGTTGTGATAAGTTCCATCACGAGGAACGCTTCGAATGTCGAACTGGAACAAATCAAACACTGTCCTGGTATCGCGCACGTTATAATATTTCCAAGGAACCTTGATGCCCACATACTTTAGAGCATGTTCAAGAATCGGTGCATCAAAAGTTGCGCCATGACACCAAATCTTTTCACCACCGACAGACTTGAAATATTTAACAAAGTTTTGCAGTGCTTCAACAACCGACAACTGGTTAGGAACCAAATGATCTTTAGCTTCTTGTGATTGTTTAGACCACCAAGCAACGGTGTTTGGGTCAGTGAAGAAACCCATGTTGGTAGAATCTTCAACGTCAAGGTTGTTATAAAACTCTTCACCCATTTCAGACCCTTGTGGGTTGAAAGCAACTGCACCTATGGACAAAGTAACGCACCCTGGTGTAGTACCTAATGTCTCTATATCAACCATTATGTCTTTGAGCATCTAACGTATCCTTTTCTTGAAATGTGTGTTTCATTAATTTTTCGCGCAAAAAACGGAAGAATTAAAAATGAAGTAAATAGAGTAGTAGGTAATAATATTAAACCTATGAAAAACCAACTCCAGTTCCCACGTATAGCAAAATAAAGAGGTCCTAACAGGAAACACCAGAGCATCGACATGCGACCACCATCGTTCACCTTATAATTGTTAAGAGGGTTAAGGAAGTATTTTTTAGCCATTGGTAACTCCGTTCTTTAAGTTTTTAACGAATTTTTCAAAGTCTGTGATTTCAATTTTTAACGTGTCTTCGTTGTCTACATCAGGTAAACAACCTCTTCTAAAATCTCTGAAAGAAATAATCTCTACTTCAGAATGTTCAGACAGAGCTTCTTTAATAAACTGAGAAAGTAAAGATTTCCCGGAGCCTTCTTCACCTTCGATTTTAATTGTTACTGTCATCGTGGTATCCCTGATTAAGTTGTTGGTGAGACGAACCTTAACAACGTTGATAACTTTTGTCAATGTAAAAGAATGAAAAAACATGTATTGACATGCAAATCGTTTTAAAATACTGTGTGGTTCTGACAAACACCATAACAGGTTTTAAAATGATTGTTGCCCAAAAAACTTTAACGCTTACAGAAGTCGCCACATATTTAGGTATTGAAAAACGCACACTCTATAACATGATAGAGGATGGTCGATTTAAAGTAGCACCTATAAAAGACCTAAACCCCAGAAGATGGAATGTTGAAGCAATTGATGCTTGGCGCTTAGGTTAATCATTTTATAAATTACAAGAGACAATATACATGCAACCTGAATTAACCCAAGCATTTATACATGCACTGACAGGAAACGCGGAGAACCCGGTCGATTGGCGAGCCATTCACGATCGCGACAAAGGTGAGCAAGGTGTTAACCTTCGCGGTACTTTTACAGAGGTTTGGCAGCAACTGCAAGATTACAACAGTAAAGGGTGGGGAATATTCACATGTATAAACGCTTTTAACGGTCAAGGGCAAACATTAAACTGCATTAGTCACATTCGCACCCATGTTGTCGATTTGGACGATGCGCTGTCCTCTCACGCGTCCTATGAGCAAGCCTCGAACTCGGTGCTACCGCCACATGTTGCAGTTCAATCCAGCCCTAACAAATTTCACCTCTATTGGTTCGTTGAACCTTATACAGGAAACGATTTTTACACCACGCACCAACGTAAATTTGCGCAACTATATAATGGTGACAAAGTAATAATCGACCCAACAAGGGTTATGCGTGTTCCAGGTTTTAATCACTGTAAAGGTGAACCTACACCGGTTAGTTGCTGGTCGGTGTCAAACAACGCACCTTATACCAGTGCACAAATACAAGAACATCTTTCAAACGTTAATGTTATTGAACATGTCAGTTCAAGATCACCGCTAGGCACTTCTGAAATGCAAGCTCCGTCTCTGGAGTGGGCCACACTTGCCCTTAATTTGCGTGACCCTAACACACTTACTCGCGGTGAATGGTTAACAAGCAGTGCTGCTTTTAGACAATGCACATATAATGCGGCTGACCAAGAAACCGTTTTGGAAATATGGCAAAAATGGTGTGCTAGATACACTGAACATCAAGGGAATGATGTTGGTGAAAACATGAAAATGTGGAAGACATTTGAAAAAGGAACTGAAGTTGGTTGGTCACATTTCAAACGTGTTACGGTGATTGACGCACATATATTAAACAGTGGTAAATCTGCTGTACCACCAGCACAAGAGCTAAAACCGCAAAGCGTTCTTACACCTGTAACTCTCAAGGAAGATGAAGAAGAGGAGTTTGGTGAAATATTGGACACATACAGTAAAAGAAGATGGTTTAAGAATTGTTTCTTCGTTGCTAGTGAAGGTCAGATATTCACACCTTCAGGAAGGTTTATGAACAGCAACAAGTTTAACGGTAAATACGGTGGTAAACAATTCTGCATGTCCACAGCCGGCTCAAAGGTGATAAATGAACCTTGGCAAGCAGCTCTAAGAGCAACAGATTGGCGAATCCCTAACGTAGACCATGTTAGATTCTTACCCGAGAAAAATTTTTGTGACATTGTAAAAGATAGCATGGGTAGAAAAGGTTTGAATACTTATATACCAGCACAGATTGAAATGGAACATGGTGACGCTACGATTTGGACAGATCATTTGAATAAAATGTTTGCTTGTGTTGAAGACCAGAATATATTTTGTTCTTATTTAGCGCATTGTGTCAAATACCCAGGTTATAAAATCCCTTGGGCACCGTTGCTACAATCAATGGAAGGTGCTGGAAAAACTATCTTTGCACAGGTCATGCAGCACGCTGTGGGCGAAATGTATACCTACAGCCCTAAAGCACCTGAACTCGTGTCATCAGGCTCTAAATTCAATGCTTGGATGCGTTCTAAGTTGATAATCATTGTTGACGAGATAAGAATTGATGAACGTCGAGAGTTGATAGAAATTCTTAAACCTATGATTACAGATGTTCGTGTTGAAGTGCAAGCCAAGGGTTCTGATCAGGAAATGGAAGACAATTGTGCAAACTGGGTTTTCTTTACTAACCATAAAGATGCCATACCTGTTGGTAAAAATGGCCGTCGTTACTGTGTGTTCTTCAGTCCTTTGCAGACAAGAAAAGATTTGTTAAACGCAGACATGGGTGACCAATATTACAAAAAACAAAGAGATTGGTTGGATGTCAAAGGTGATAAAAAAGGTTTGAAGATCATCACTCAATGGTTGATGGATTACCCTGTGGAAAAAGGTTCATTACCAGGGAGAGCACCTGATAGTTCTTCGTACGAAGAAGCTTTACGCATCAGTCGTTCACCACTTGAGGTTCTTTTGGACGAGAAGACAGACAACAAAGAGTACGGATTTAAAAACGGGTACGTCAGTTTGACAATGTTCACAAAAGCTGTAGCAAATAGTAAAATGCGAACACCACCTGAACATGTTTTGAGGTCTATACTTGAATCAAGGGATTATTGTGAACTCGGTACTTACACACGCATATTAAGTAACGAAGATTTTGGTAAACCACCGTTGTTGTTCGGAAAAGATTCAAGAATGTCGATAGAAAACTATGAGGCAGCGCAGGCGGGTTAAGGTTTCGGGAATTTTAGTTCAACTTCTGCTCTCAGAGTCTGAATGTCAGCAACTCTTTTTTCCACATCTTCACCCATTTCTTTTTTCCACATCAAAACGGTCAAAGCTTCAAGCGTTGCGCCTCTTTTATTATATTCTGCGCGGCGATCATCTTTGTATTTGTCACCTGTTATGTAAGCAGCCTTTCTAGCTTCTGCATTAGCTTTATCTACATCCCGCTCTGCTTGTTCTTCGGCGGTCAGTAAATAATGAACACCTTTCTTAGTTTTCACGGTAGTGGAAACAGGCACCTGTTTTTTCTCACCTTTTAGATCGATAACTTCTTTCATTATACTGTCTCCTCACCTATTCCTTTAGTTATGAATGTACCTGACTCTATATCACCGCCTCCGAAGTATATTCTTAAAACATCTACCGCACTAGCAGTCCTAACACTGGCTTTTACATCACTTCCGAAGCAATTGTTGCTTGAGTTTGTGCCACTGATTTCCCCGCTCATCGCCTTAAACAACGCAGTACCTAGAGGGTTGAATATTCGTATTGTGCCTGATATACCCTGGCTTGTACCACTTCCTACAGATTCTAAAACTCTGATGTAGGTGCTACCGTCATTGTCAGAGATCACAGAGTTTTGTGCACCTGTGTTAGCGGTGTTGACAGTGTTGTGGTATTCATAACTATTTGTGGCTGTTAACACCGTACTTCCTCCGTCTGTGGAGGCCCTGAAAAACAAAGTGCTCTCAGACGCTGGCACAACATCTATGAGTTCCACCTCGATTATCGGGAAGTCACGGCTCATGTCGATATCTATGTATGCGGAGCTACTGGCCGCTTGCGTTTCAATTGTCGTGATTCCTCTACCTGAAGATACAACAGATGTACCGTCAGCTTTAGCTATGTTCGTTACTAAAACAGTGTTTGCGGCTGTGGACTGGCATGTTAGAACGTCACCAGCAGCCGTGGTGAAGTCTGCACCACCCGGCAATGTTATACCTGAACCGTGAGTTATGGTTAAAACCCCGTCAAACTGTAGTACAAAATTTCTATTAGCCGCAACGGTTATCACACTAAAACCTGTTGTTCCTGTCACATCTGACATGTCACCATCAGTACCTAGAACCAATGGTGAAGCAGACGCAATGTCAGCTCCTTTAGCCCGACCGATATATTTACTATTGGGGTCTAAGAACCCACCTAACTGTGGTGTAAGGTCGCCCACGATATTGGGAGTAGCACTTGGTGTGAACAACAAAGTGCTTGTGTTAGCAGTTCCGATAACAATGTCATCGGTTCCGTTGAAAATGTTCACAATCCAAGGGTTTGTTGTTGTGTCAAGCCATAACATTCCTGCAACAACATAGGAGGGTCGAGAAGTACCACTGTGGTTAGTTCTCACATCTTCTTGAAAACCGGTCAGCAAAGTGTCCAATAAGTTAACCCCTGAAGGGTTTGATGCTGCAAAATCAATACCGTTTTGTGACATTAAGAAGTTCTCCCATAACCGGCTGAAATAAAATCAAAAGACCTGGCAACATAACCGGATGCTGCATTGTTGTAAACTTTTATCACAAAACCTGTGTTTGTTTTTGATATAAATTCTATCTTATCATCGACACTTCCGTTTTGCAAGGTGATATTGACGGACGGATTGTTCTTGAACGCCATACCGTAAACCACGGTAGCACCACCGATTGGGCAATCCATGTCTTCACCTGTTTCATATCTGTCAGGCATGTCAACAGATACATCCGCAGTGGATACTTTAGGTGTCACGTTGACATTAGAACTATTTAACACAAGTCTGAACTCTATGTATCTAAAACTGCGACTACCGTTGACAAATTCTTCCCAAGCGGTAAAAGTTATATTATCATCACTTTGCCGCATTTCAAGAGTCACTGACCATATATCAGGTGTTATACCTCTGACAGAAGTTAAATCTCTGATAGAACCAAAGGAGCGAATCAAAGTTCCTGCCGCACCACGGATTACAGCCGTGTCACGAATTACAGCAACAGAACGTATGTTTAAAAATTCTGTGGGTACTGCTAATATGGACGAGGAAATAACAGACTGATAAACCGCTCCGACATCAATTTGAGGATAATAATAGTAACCTGCAGAACTTGTGTCTATCAGTGTCAAACTCGTTCCTTCAACTCGAGTGTTTACTTTAGTGCCTGTCCAACCTGTTTGACCCGAAAGGTTTTCGACCACGTTTATCAAATTACCACTGTTTTCAGAAAGGATTGTTGTTGCGGTGTCACTCTCGTTTCCTGAAAGGTCTATTGCTTTGATTAAATATGTTCCGATTTGTATAGGGAAAGAAACACGATTAGTTCTCACATCTGCGGCAAGAGTTTGTGATGTTTCCCAAGTTGCACCTGTGGTCAAACCTGTGAAGCGTAAGAAATAGTGTGAAAGATCAATTTCAGAGTTTGCCGTCCATTCAAAATAACCAATGCCTTCATGAACACTGACTTTAAATCCACTAACAGACGCAGGGTTCCCACCTGCTCCAGTGAAGAATGTGCTGTTCAATTGCAAAGCTTTTGATATCAGTCTTGAGCCTGTTTGAGACTGATAGAAAACATGAACATCATAATTCGTAGAGTCCTGTAAACCTGTCAACACTATTTTTTGTGGAGAACTGGACAGAAGATCAGGTTTTGTCCATGTAGTTGCGCCTGTCACTCGAATCTTAACAACAGGCTCAACACCTATCGTGTTGATGTTGAGTAAAGGTATTATCATTCTTGTGACAAAACTACCGTCACTGTTGCGCGACATTACTGTTTCGTCACTGAGTATTGCACCACCTGATTGCGGTGCAAACGGTGCAAATAGATCAGCAGGCAGAGTCACGTTGCTGTTGAAAGCAGGTATCACACCTGTTGCTGCATCAAACCTAGCAGGAGCATAATTTATTGCAGTGATGCTCGCGTTTACATTCTTGTCTAGTTTTATATCTTTTATTAAGAGGTCTAGTTCCAAACCATCCTCAACAAAACTACATAAACTCCCTATTCCAGGAGCGGATGCAACAGCGATTGGTGTTGTGAAGGTGAGCGTGTTTGTTTCACCCACTGAAGTGGTGAGAGAATAGTAATTAAAACCTGATGCGTCATGATGTCTTATTCTAGCTGCAAAATTGCTCGCTGAAGGTATTGTAATAAAATCATCTATAACGACAGACACAACTGTGGTTGGTGAACCTGGGTTGTCATAAACCAACTCTTTAATCCGACCTTGACCGACACCGACCAGTATAGTGTCATTGACAAAAACAATTCTGTCACCACGATTGAAGGAAAGGTTTTCGATGTCCATCTTGAAAGTGTGAGTTTCAGGTTGTAGTTTTGCACTAGCAAGATATAAACGAGCATAATAATACGCTGCTTCAGGGTCCGTACAACTTGTGAATTGTAATCTTTCCAGCAACGTAGCGTTTGCAGCAGTATAACCATCCGCGTAAACAATGCGTTCGTCAGTTTCATAACCAATTGTGGGATTGCGAAACTCCACTCTCAGACCATGAGGTATTTCAGGGTAACTTATATTCCCTTTATAGTTCCAAGAGTTTCTAGGTGTGACCATACCTTTAATCACAGGACGCTCATTGTCCACAATTACACCATAAATGCCGTGTACTTTATGTGGTGTCGCCATCCCCGACGCTGCAATATCATTTAACAAATCATCAATGCTTGTTTCATAATCCACAACTCTGTTATAAGTAAGACCTTTCAACGCGCAATAATCTGACCAATCCTCTAATGCATCAACGTCTATGCGAGCGTCAACAAGATTTTTAATGAAAGCAGGGCTTTGTAAAACATAACGATATATTGCGGCAGGGTTGGAAGAGATACCTGTTTCCCATGAAGAACCGTTATCATAGTTTAAAATTGAAGTAGAGACAATTGCGTTAAACCTGTCCACAGTTCCGTTGAGTTGGTCGGTCGCTAATATACGCAATGCACTACCTGATAGACCTTCTTTGAGCACAGGTGCTCCGTAAGTGACATTTTTCAAGGCGGTCCAATGAACTTTGTCAAGAACCCTAGTACTTACTGAGTCATGCGTTTTTCTTTTAATTCTCACATCATATTGATTTTGAGCAGGGAGAACAGCGCGTATCGAAACTCTCACAGCTTCACCGGTAGCATTAGTAACTGTTGTAGGAGATAGAGCAGTGAAACCACCACCAGAACCTGTTACCCTGTATTCTGCTTGAAGCTCGACTGTTCTGTTCTGTCTTGCACCAGTGTTGTCGTAGGTTACCAAACCTTGTTGAAAGGTGATGTCAATTTCAAATTCGTCTACATTTTGCTGCGTTGTTCTTGTTGCGTATCCGTCTGCTTTTTCTAATAATATTGAAAGACTTTCTTGAAAATAATCAGAAGGGTAAAGACTTACGCCATCACTCAAATCACTTGACAACTTGTGTTGCAGTTGAACACCAGTAAACTCTGTGACTAATGTTTCACCTATTTTAATGTCGGACAAAGTTATATTACCGTAACCGTAGGTGAAAAGTTGTCTTGAGTACTGGTCGTTTCCTGAAGTTTCAGTAAACGGTAAAGCGGCTTGTGGTGGAAACATGCGGTTGACACCAAGGTTGGCAGGAACCACACCATAACGCTTAACAGCGTTGGTAGAACCTTCAACAAATTGCGTTGGTGACTCTGAAATGTCACCAGCTGCCCCGCCACCTCTGGCTTTTTGTTTAGGTACACCAGCAATCATTGAATAAGCTAATGAAGCGACCACTGTACCTGTTGTGACAGTTAGAGCACCTAAGAGTGTTAATGAACCACCTCCTGTGTAAGGCGCAAGAGTGATTGCTACAGTAACTATCACAATTGCGACTATTGTTGCTAAAATCTTTCTTCCGGTACTACCACCGCTACCAGCCGGTACAATGTTTATACCCACCATAGCGTTGTTTTTAGGGCGTATGGTTTTCCACAATTCTTCAGGAACAACGCTGTCACCAATGTTTACAACAATGTCAACACCTTCCACGCTTAAAGGCATTACAAACTTAACCATTTCCTCTAAAGTAACTCCTTCAGGAACCGTTATAGTCTTTCTATGTAGATGGAACGGCAATAATGAAGTCTGAATTTCACGCATATCTGAATATTCCGTATAACCTTTTTGTCCAGGTATAATCTTTCCTGAAATCAGTCAGGTGAGTGCCTTTTCCTTTCTCAGAATGTATCATACTCCCTTTTTTATACACTAAACCAACATGTGTTGGAACGTTCATTATTCTAAAGATTACAACATCGAACTCTTTTTCTTCACCTTCAGGAACTTCAACCCATTTGATCTTTTTCTCAATCTCAACAAGACTTGATATGCTCAAACGATCTCTTGTGTCTCTGTAACCAAGCAACGAAGGCAGTTTAACATCTAACTCTTTTTCGTAGATTAATTTTATCAAACCCCAACAATCACATCCTTCTTCGAGACGACCGTGTTCAACAAAAGGTATTTTAATGTACTTATTTATCCAATTCATTAGAACAACCCCGGAAACTGTGAAGGAATGAAACGACCTGAAGGGAACGGTTCTAAACCCCAATAATCGAGTGTTAATTGACCAGAAACAGACATTGAATCATATTGTAAATTGGACAGAGTGAAGTAATCGTACTCAACCTCAACAACGTCAACATCTGTTGAAAGAACCGTTTGCATCTTAACACTCAAAGGTGTTGTGACAGACCTTGCTTGTGCAATTATCTCTCTGTGCACATTGTCTATTTTCAAACTTGCGGAAACCGTACCACTACTGTCATCTCTAGGTAAAGTTATTTCAAAAGGTAAGAAAAGATATTCTAAACCATTGCTTAACACACCAGGAACATTCGCTGCAGGTAACGTCTCAAAAGGGTCACTGGCAATTCTAATATCATCAGCAAGTTGTGCGCTTGACAACGTTAAAAGAACAATGAACACAGCATCCATTTCTTGAGCAAACACATCTTGGTTAAATGTTGTACTGGTCAAAACAATATCTCCAATTCAACAGCAACCTTCCAGAGTGTTTCGTCGTAAGCATATTTAGGCGGTGAAACAAAACGCGCTTGCACATTGGTTGCGGTCCTAGGGTCAGGGAAGGTGAAAGCGATTGCATCATTAGCGAGATAAAAAGCGTCAAACGTTACCAACAACGCATCTGTTAATGTCAGCGATAGTTTTAGTGGTCGGACAGCGTTACTTGATCTCCTGCGCGTCTTATCAGGTCCTACATCCATCTTTGAACGAAGCACCCTGTCAGGAGGTGTTTCGTCGTATCCATCACGAGCTATGAGAAATGTGGAAGGCCATGTTTCCATGTTAACCTCTTTTAATTAATTGACGACTGTTGAAAGCATTCAAAGAACGATTGGTTGCTGTACCTGGTGTTCCTAGTTTCTCGGAAACCATTTCGTCAATCAAAACGTCAATCTCGATACCGTCACTTGTTTCACGTTGTTCTGTTTTAGCGCTGGCATCTGAGTTGTTGGTAACATTCACAATAACGTTACCACCTCCACCACCGCTCGAACCATGCATTTGAACACCCAGTGAACCATCAGGACCTCGTTTCAGAGGCATTACAGCTTCTGGACCAGCTTCACCCATTACACCGAAAGAACCTCCGTTAGCAAAAGTAAAAGGTGTAGGTTGGTTTACTACACTGTTTGTGAAAGTTCCACCTTTTGCAAAAGGTCTGGCAACAGGTGAAGGAGCACCTCCGGCACTACGAGCAGGTGCGTTAAATTGACCACCACCGAAACTGGTTGCGAGTGCGTTAAATCCTGCTTCAATACCAACGTTTAGTATTTTGTCCAATATTTTATCCAGCACGCTAGTGACCGCATTACCGAAAGTTTCCCACGCAGACCTACCTTGCATTAAACCCTGCCTCATGTTGGAAAAAAACGACTTCGTTGCAGATTTAGTAAAATCTATACGATCTTTCAGTTTCTTATTGTTTTCACTCAACACCGCCATGCCTTCAGCGAGTTCCGTTATTTTTTGCCTTTGTTGAGGTGTGAGTTCTATATTTTTTTGCTGCGCCTCGTTTAAAAGCTGGGTTTCACGAGTCAACTGTTCAGCAGCTAAGGAACTCATGGTTAGAGCTTCACCTTCAGCACGTAAAGTGTTTATAGTACGTTCACCACCTTCGACTAATTCATCCCATGCTTTAGCTGCAACACCTATCCCGTCAGCCAACCCACGGAGCTTGCTTGAAACAAAGTTTACAGCGCTATCGACACCTTTACCTATCGCACCCACATAATCTTCTGGTGCAACACCTTTACCAATACCAACCTGCAAAGCTATCGCTATTTTCGTCCCTGCGTCTTCCATCTGCTTCTCAGCAGCAGTAGTGTCACCGAAATTTGCTGTTGACCATATAAATTTACCTACACCAGATATGTAGTCTTTTAAACCGTCGAACAAGCTGAAAACTTTGTTGACGAAATTCCTGAAAGGTTCAAACGTGTTAGCAGCCCATGCAGCGACCATTCCAGTGAAAGCCAGTAAAGCAACTATTAAAACCAAAGGGTTGGCTAAGAGCCAAGCCCCTGCCATTTTTGTCCCTGCCACAAGGGTGGTTGTTCCCAAGACTGCAATGGATTTAATTAAACTGGCTAAACCAACAACAATTGCAGGTGAGGAAAACAAAGCTATAGACGCTGCGGCTGCAATTGCATAAGGGCCTATAGCTTCAATACCGTTTGCAAGACTGTTTAAGCTGTTTTTGGTAAACTTGGACCAGTCCACAAGTTGAATCAAGCTAACAACCAAAGCAATTATCGCGATCGTACCGAGTGAAACAGCGTTGAAAACAGATTTAAACGCTACCGCCAAACCTTTAAGCGGGTTTTTCATAGTGTTTAAAATAGCGCTCAATTGAGTACCTTGCTGTAATGCAATTGTCAACGGGTTCATACCCATCGCAGCCGTTACACCGATGTCTTGGAACTGCGCCGCAACATTCGCAGTATTAAACCTGTTAGGCATATTATCATTTGCAACACCTCCTGCGGCTGAACTAACATCATTGCGTGTCATGCCCACACGTTTTTCAGCATTGACAACTCTAAGTGTTGCTTTAGCCATTTTATCAGCAGCTACAGCAGACGCATGTAAACTTTTAGCGTTAGCCTCTTCTGCTACCGCTGCTTTCATTGCTGATCTTGCTTTCATTAGATCAGCTTTACTGGCTTTAGTTGTGGTTTGTAAAGATTTAAGTGTTGCGTTTGCTTTAGCTTTTGAAGCTCTGGCAGCAGCAAGACCGGCAGAGGTGACAGCAGTATCAACCTTGTTAGTTGCTGTTGAAACGCCTCCGGCAGCAGCCTTCAACTTGTTTAAAGAGAGTGTGGCTTTGTCCAAGTCAGAAGTTTCAGCTTTAAAACCTAATTCAGCAATGTCCACAACCTAACCCTCTACTTTTTTTTCTGCTGTTCTTGTTCTCGTTTGGACTGAATATCTTCTATTTCTTTGTTTATCTCGTCACAGTAAGCAATGTCCATTGACATGAGTATATCATATTCAATCGGATATACAAGATTTCCTGTAATAATAGACCAGGCGTGAAACTCTGTTGGGGGTATCAGTCGGCAATGACCTTCGACTATGCGAGAAATCGAATCGTTTACAGAAGTGTACCACTCCCACAAATATTTACCTGCAAGAGGAAAACTGAACTCAGGAGTGTATATACCCAGTCGTTCATTACGTTCTCGTCGCGTTTCTCCGGTTTTATCTGGTGTTTCGTAACGTGCGTAAATTCTTACAGCTTCAACAAGGCACGTTTTCAGGTCTAAAAAAAAGCCTTTTCGTCACTGATAGCCTCCTCAAGCTGAAGGCTAAACCAAGGAAGTTCTTTCATTACTTCGTCGAAATTCTTTCTGTTGAACTCAGGCGCTTTATCACCTTTGAAGGTCATGTTTTTATCCCACACCCAACCAGTTACTGCAGCAAATATAAGTTTTTTTGTATTCTCTTCTATATCTTCAGCTTTAAAAGTCTTACCACGAGCTTCCAAACGGTTCTTCTCATTCAAGATACTTCTTTTAATCTTCTTCAACGCAGGGTCGTTGATAGAAAGCAAAGAAACTTTTATACCTAACTCGATGTCAGTTTTAGGATGAACGATTTCAACAAATCGTTCCATGGGTTTTAGATCACTTAAATCCATTTTTAATACCTTCTTGATTGTTAAGCTGCGATCACTGCGTCTGTTGGAGCTGCGAAACCGAACGCGAACCCAGAATCATTTGTAGCCGTAACTCTTGATGTAATCACAAGACCTAGTTCAGCAGTTGTGGCTGTAAATGTTGCAGATGTCTCACCTGCAATTGCAGTACCGGCAGCAAACCATTTGTAAGCGTAAGTGATTGTAGCGTCACCAGTGAATGTTCCTGTGCTACAAGTAAGCACTTCACCAACTTGAGCAGTACCAGTGATTGCAGGGGCTGCTGTAAGAACAGGAGACGTACCAGCAGTTGTAGGGACAACCACAGTTTCTTCTTGTTGGAAACCTAGTGTGAAGATTTCAATATCGAAGTCTTCATTTCTACCGCCTGGACGAGTCGGGCCTGCAACTAAACCTCGGTTGTAGAAAATAGTTCCTGTTTCACCAACCGCCCCGTCTGGGCGCAATTCTTTAAATGCGTAGTTGTTGTTATTACCTACCACAGCAGCAGCACGCAGAATGATCTGCCCAGCGTCTGTTACCGAACGTGCGACTTCTAAATCAGGTGAACCAGCATCTGTAAGACCTTTAGCTTTTTGAATAACAGTGTCACCCCACACGTCGTAGTTCAACATGTTAGTGTTTTTACCTGTTTCACCGCGAGAGCCAACACCACCCACTTCAACCCATGTTAGAGCGTTATAGTCACCAACACTTAAAACGGTGTTCTGTGGTGTTGCACAAACGTAAAATTTTGAGGCTGCATTTGAGTTTGCAAAAGCTTTGATTAATTTTAGTAGATTTTTCATGTCGGACACCTTGATTTTCTAATTTAAAGAACGGCCATCCGGCCTGAATACTATGAGCACCTATATTAAGGTGAAAACAGTTTTACTGTCAAGCTTTAAAATAATTGTACCTTAACGTTATGGGAATCATTATACCAGGAGATTGTTCTAAAATACCTTCAACGTTAGGGAGGTCGGTAATATTGACAACGACATTTCCCCCCAAGTCAGCAAATTTAGACCCTTTCACAAATCCGTCTGATATCTGATTTGCTATGACAAGAGCTGAATAAATCCCACTGTCGTCAACAGGCCAGTGTAGAACCAAACGCATGATACCTCGGTAAGTTTTTGCGTCGTCCCAATATTGGTTTGCAATATTGTTGGGAATATAAACAATCTCAACCCACTTATCTGTTGAATCTACTTTAAAAGTTCTACCAATGTATTTAACAGGAATGTTTGTTGGAGCAACCGCTGCTATGACCGCTTTCTGCAAAGCCTCTAAAACATATCTTTCCATTATTTCTTCAACCTTTTAACAGCGTTATTAACATGAATTTGCCAATTTTGTGCAGCAGACTCAACAAAACCGTCGAACACTTCCCTATCTTTAGCATATTTTGCGGTCCAACCAAAGAAAAACACATCACCC